GCCATCACTCCTGGCGACATCTGGTTCGAAGACGTGCACATCCTGCCGCGAGAGAAGATCGAGTTCGGCAACATCATCACGCAGAAGCAAGACTCCTACGAGATCTACAATGCGTATCGCTCCACGGACGTAACGATCTCGAGCATCGTGGATACGGTCACTCCCGGTATCGACCTGCCCAACATGGCCGCACCATTCGTGATCGAGGCTGGCTCGAGCGCGCTGGATCCCACCACGACAGGGAACTCCGGAGGAACCGGGTTGGGCACCATGGTCCTCCTCAAGATCGATGCCCTGACCGAAGGGCTCCCCGTCTTCGACGGCACCATCACCTTCACCGCAGCTGCGGCCAGCGAGGAAGTGTCGCTGCTGCTGTCCGGAAGTCGCATCGTCCTCTTCCCGTTCGAATACGAGGCTCCCACGAAGGAGACTCTGGCGTTCCTCACTGACATCATCGAGGCACTAGACGGAGCTGAGCAGCGGATCGCGCTGCGCAAGAATCCCCGCCAGCTCTTCGAGGTCACCTACAAGCTCACCAACAACGATCGCCAGCGGATGCAGGCCTTGCTGATGGACTGGATGGACACAGCGTTCGGCTTCCCGCTCTGGCTGGAGCAGGAGAGGCTCACCGCTTCTGTCAGCGTTGCTGGCACGGTCTACCAGGTGCAGGACACCACCGGGATGGACCTGCGAGTGGGCGGACTGGCCGTGGTCCTGACGGACGCCAACACGTTCGACGTGATCACGATCGATTCTCTTACCAGCACGACCATCACGTCTACCGACCCCAGCGTCAACGCGTATGCTGTGGGCACCAAGATCATGCCCCTCCGCACTGCAATCCTTCGTCGGGCTGTGTCCGGCAAGCGATACAAGGAGATGGAGGAGTTCAACTGCACGTTCGAGGTCACGGACAATACCACCGGCTCCCTGACCGGCGACACGACGCCAGGCGTCTGGTCCCTACACACGGACGGACGTGTTCTCTTCGATGACTGCAACGTGATCGGAAGCGACAGCATGCCGACGAAGTTCGAGCGTCGGGTCCACGTGATCGACAACGCAACCGGCATCGTCGCATCGTCCTCTACCTGGGACCGGAATAAGCGGAGCTCCCAGAAGGGAATCGTTGCCCACAATAGGGCGGAAATCATCTCCTTGCGTAAACTGTTGCAGGCTCTGCAAGGACGGGTCGTTGCGTTCTGGATCCCGACGTTCATCGACGACATCACTGCCTCCGCCGCTCTTGGCAGTGGCGCAGCCACGATGGACATCAACCGGATCGAGTATGCCCGGTTCATCACCGAGCGCCTGCCGAAGAGTCTGTTCCGAATCACCTTCACGGACGACACGTCCCTGATCCGGACCGTCATCTCTTCAGCTGACCACCCAAGTGACGCAGCCCAAGAACGGCTGACGCTGGACACCACCTGGCCCTCCGCCAGAACCGTAGACGAGATTAGCCGGATCGAGTTCTATGAACTTAGTCGTTTCGATACCGACACTTTCAGGCTAGACTATCCCCGCATTGGACTGGCGACACTGGTCGCTCCAGTCAAGCAAGTCTTTGACGACAACGCATAGCCACCATGTCATCATTCGATACCCTAGAAAGCAGCCTGGAGGATTCGAGACCGCTCGAAATCTACTCCTTCGCTGTCGGTCTCTCGACCTACCGATACACTTCGGCGCAGGACACCCTCTCCGTCGGAGCCAACGACTTCGTGCCGGAGGCGATCTCCCGTGGGTCCATCGCTCAGGGAGCAGATGAGAGGAACCGCAACCTCATCATCACGATGCCAGCGATCAACGCTTTCGCCAGCCAGTTCATCGACATCCCACCAGGATCCCTGGCCACGATCAGCATCATCCGGCTGCAGCGCAACGAGTCGCCGACGTTCAACACCCAGGCCTTGGTCTACAAGGGACGGATCCAGTCCGTTCGGTTCCCCGACAACGGGATCTCAGCGGAGATCACGTGTCGCAGCCTCGAGGCAGCAGCGAGCCAGAACATCCCTCGCTACACCTACATGTCCAGCTGCAACCACGTCCTGTACGACGATCTGTGTGGGGTGAACTCCGGTCTCTTCACGCACTCGGGAGTCGCCAGCTCCGTGGTCGACAACCAGATGGTAGTTGCCGGCCTGTCAGCCAGTGGGCTCGACGTGGTGGGCGGATACGCTACACCAACCTCGGCCAATGACTTCCGTCTGATCCTCAGTCAGTCAGGAGACACCATAGAGATGCTGCTGCCCTTTGGAACCGATCCAACGGCTGCTACCGTCCAGGTGTTCGCGGGATGCGACCATCTCCTTACAGGAGACTGTGCGGTCACCTTCGACAACGTCGCCGAGTTCGGGGGATTCCCGTTCGTGCCATCCAAGAACATCTTCGCCTCGGGACTCGACTAATGGACAAGTACGAACTAGACGCCCTCCTGCGCAAGCAGCGAGAAGAGCCGGTCATCGATCCCTACTCGCCTGTCCGCAAGCTGCTACCCTTCTGGGCACGCATCGGTCTTGGGGCACTGGCCCTGTGGTCGTGGCTCGGAGAGAAAGCACCCGTGGCGGACGAGCCCAAGCAGGCGATCTTCGTGACGCTGCTGCTGTTCGTGGTCACTGTGGTTCTGTCAGAGCTCCTCCGGCCCAAGCCGAACATCGAAGACGCACGACCTGCTGGGTTGGGCGACTTCTCGTTCCCCACGGCCACCGAGGCTCGAGTCGTTCCCCTGATCTGGGGCACGGTCAAGGTCGAAGGCCCAAACGTGATCTGGTATGGCAACCTGACTCAGACCCCGATCCGAGAGACGATCAAGACAGGCCTGTGGACCAGCACCAAGATCACCAAGGGCTTCACCTACAACATTGGTGTGCAGTTCGGCCTTTGTCGTGGTGGCGCGACTGGCGCTGCTCTGCGGAGAATCTGGGTCGGAGACACGCAGGTCTGGACAGGCACCCTTTCTACCGACGCATCCACCGCTGACATCGACGAGCCAGATCTGTTTGGTGGCCAGGACCTCGGCAATGGTGGCGTCCAGGCAACCGTAGAGTTCTACACCGGCTCGAACACACAGGCCGTGTCGACCTACCTGGCTCTCCACCAGGACTCCGGCGTTGGAACTGACCGAACTCCCCGCTACACTGGCACGTCGTACGTGGTCGCACGTGGACTGTCTGACACGACGCTGGGTGCCTATCTCGGCAACAGCACCACAGTCAAGCCATGGGCGTTCGAAGTAGAGCGGTTCCCCGCCATCTTCAGCGGCCAGGCTGCCGGCGAACACAAGATCGGGACCACCGAGTGCAACCCGATGAACGTCCTGTACGAGATCCTCGTCGACGTGGAGTGGGGCTTCGGCTTCCCGTCTGCAGACATCGACCTGGTTGGCTTCACCGCTGCTGCGGACACGCTGCGGACCGAGCTCAACGGATTCAGCATGGCGCTGACCAGTGTGAAGCAGAGCAGCGAGCTCATCAAGGAAGTCGAGAGGCAGATGGACGGCGTGGTCTTCCTGGACCACCAGACCGGCCTGTGGACAGTCAAGCTGATCCGCGACGACTACGACATCGACCTCGTCCCGCAGCTCACCGACTCCAACGTGAAGGAAGTCCGGGACTACACTCGTGGCGCGTGGGAAGACACGACCAACCAGATCAACGTCAAGTACTGGAAGCGCGAAGTCGATGCCGACGACGCCACCAAGGTCTACTACAAGGAATCGTTCGCTGTCGCTCAGGACACTGGCAACGCGCTGACCCAAGGTGGCGGCACGGTCTCCACGGCCAACGTGGTGGTCGGAGAGGTCAACTTCCCCGGCTGCAAGAGTTCGGCTCTGGCGAGCAACCTGGCGTGGCGAGAGCTACGTGGACAGAGCTACCCGCTCGCGCGTGCGACCTTCGTCGTGAACCGCCAGTTCTGGGACCTCACCATCGGAGACGTGGTCGCCTGGACCAACACGCAGTTCGGCTACACCAAGCTGGCCATGCGGATCACGAAGATCGACTACGGCACGCTGCAGTCCAACCAGATGACGCTCACCTGTGTGCAAGACGTCTTCCGCTTCGCGGCTGCCAGCTTCGGAGTCCCGGAAGATGCCATCTGGGCACCTCCAAGTATCGCTCTGGCCGACTACCCCACTGCCGAACGGCAGACGTTCGAGGCTCCTCGCGCCATCATCGTGAGGGACCCTGCCTACGGTAACGACCCGAACGTGTCGAAGATCATGGCTGCGGCTCGTCGCCAAGTTGGAGAGACTGGCTTCTACATCCAGCAGCGCAACGCTGCCGGCACTCCTTCCGGGACCTTCGCTGACGCAGGCCAGGTCATGGGCTTCATGCGCATCGGCCAGCTGGATGCAGCTGTCAGTGCCGGTGTGGCCAACCCGACCGCTACGATCGCCATCGACCCCACGCCAGACTCCCTGACCAACATCCTGGCTTCCTTCGAGGCCGTGACCAGTTCGGAGATGGGAGCGGAGCTCGCGCAGCTGATCCTGGTGAATGACGAGTTCATGTTCGTGCAGAACGCCACGGACGGGACCACAGTCGTCAACCTGAACAGCGTGTATCGCGGTGCGCTGGACAGCGTGCAAGGCAACCACGCAGCCGGAGACGACGTCTACCTGCTGTTCGTCGCTGCTGGGTTGGGCGACTCCAACTACACCGATACGCACAACGTGCACGTGCGG